ATGAATTGTAAAATTTGAATGAATTGTAAAATTTGAATGAATTGTAAAATTTGAATGAATTGTAAAATTTGAATGAATTGTAAAATTTGAATGAATTGTAAAATTTGAATGAATTGTAAAATTGAATTAAATGATAGATTGTTTGTTACAAAATATAATAGATATATATAAGTGGAAAATGAAGTTTTGTGACAAATGCGATAACATGTATTACATTAGTATCAATTCGGAGGATGAAAATCAATTGATTTATTCGTGTAGATATTGTAATTATGTTGACGAGACAATTTCAACCGAAGGAGTATGTGTAATGAATACGAATTTAAAAGGCGGTGAAAAGGTTTTCGAACATATTATAAATGAACATACCAAAAACGACCCTACACTACCCCGTTTATATAATAAAAAATGCCCCAACGCAGAATGCGACACTGAAAAGGGCGTCATTTACATACGATATGATAACGCAAACTTGAAATATTTATATTTATGTGTGAAATGTGACACAAAATGGAAAACGGACGATAAGTTGTAAATAAAATTATTGATTGTATACTATATTTTTATTTGATAAAATTGAAAACATTACAATTAGAATTAACTATTTAGAAACAGTAGAATATCTCTTGATATAGAATAAGGAACCAGAAGCAAAATGATGAATGATGATGAACCATATAATAGCGAAATCGACAGTGATGTTGACGATGTAAAAGAAAATAATAAACCAGAAGATAGTGATAATGAAGATAGTGATAATGAATCTACCAAGCCTCCGCCACCCGTCCTTGATGATAGAGATGATACGGATGATGAAGATGATTATGACGATATGGAAGAAATCACCAATAATGAATTTGAAGAAGAATTAAACGAAGAAATCAAACCAGGATTTACTCACGATGACTTGTATAACGCGGATGACGATGAATACGATACAGACGATGGTGATGATGATAATTTAACCAAGTTAGATACAGTATCACGACAAGATATCATTACTAATTATCACCCAGAACTGAAACTTCACAATTCGGATGAAATCGATAATTTATGTCGAGTAGTCCGTGACGATGAAGGTGTTATTATTGATCCATTACATAGAACAATTCCCATTGTAACGCGTTACGAAAAGGCGAGAATATTAGGCGAAAGAGCCAAACAAATAAACGCAGGAGCAAATATATTTGTAAATGTCGATAATTCAGTCATTGATGGATATTTAATCGCATTGAAAGAATTTGAAGAAAAAAAGATACCATTGATTGTAAAACGACCTATGCCGAATGGTGGTTGCGAGTATTGGAAACTCGAAGATTTAGAAATACTGTAAAAAAATATGAAAAATAGATTTACATATTTTTTGCTTGAAGTTCATGAATATACATATCCGAAGAATGTATATAAAAATGTAAATAGGAATACATAAAATGACTGTGAAGAAAAAACAGATAAAGAAAGCAAAAAGGACTTTTTCTTGTTCTTTTTGTTATAATGAAGGACATACGATAAATAAGTGCAATGATGAAAGAATATATATGTTAGAAAATGACATTAAAGAAAACGCGGCGATTGATATGAAAATAAACCTGAATGCGGAATATTTACACTATTATCTAGAAACATATACTAAAGAAGATTTGCTTGTAATTGGATATAAACTCAATTTGAATATTAAGTCGGGACAAACATTAGAAACAATTAAAAACAAAGTGATTGACTATTATATTCTAAATAAAGAGGATTATTCTGAATTAATACAAAATATGAATGCGGTTGAACTAGATTATTTTGTTAATAAAGTATACCAGATGATGGTTAACACGAATAATACATTGTTAAACGAACAAGAAATAAAAGATATCATGTATAAAGGTCATCCAATAAATACCAGTCTAGGTCTAGAAATTGCCGTAAAACAAAATGAAGACCCTTTTTTTCATGATGAGGAATGTAATATTTGTCAGAATGTGATAGAATTCGATGATCATATTATCACGAATTGCGATCATATTTTTTGCTATAAATGCCTCGATAATTATTTATTAAGATTTAAAAACAATAATATGACTCTGATTTCGTGTCCGTGTTGCGTTTCGAATCTGGATGCGATTGTGGTAAGTAGTGTTGAAAATAAACGGAATTTATTGTCAATGTACGGTGACACGGAATCTCCATTCAAAATAGACGAAACTGTATATAATTATTGTTCTTTTTTATTACTCGCAAACGAAGAAGGACTGCAAATAATAGATATGATGAACATGCTGATAAAAAATGGAAATACCATCTGTTATCTTGTATTATGTATATGCATATACAAAGTCTTTTATTCAAATTAATTCTTCCAATTCTTACCACAATCAAGACATGTAACAAAGATAGTTGCTGGTTCATCGGCACTCCTAGTTTGTAATTCATAATAAGTGCATTTCTTAGATTTACATTTTTTACAAGTAAACATGTCTGTAGATGCTTTGATATTATTTGTAAACTTTGCAGCATCGCGTTTTGCTTTTATTTCAGTTGAAGCAAGTATTGAGAATTAGATTGAGGTTTAATTCCATTTATCACCATCCCATTCTCGTTCATCGTCATCTTCATCATAAGTATCACTTTTACTCAAATTATCTGGACCCCACATAGGTTGAAGATTTGTGTAATGAAAGCATTTATCTCGTTCGTCTTCCAAATCTAAATCAAAACTGGCACAAGGTTTAATATGATCGATATGCCATTCACCTTGATTTTCCCAAGATATTGGATGCCCACATCGTTCCGCTTCTTTTTCAAATTGGTTTTCCAGATGAGTTCTCAAATATTCCACCGAACAACCTACATATTCTAATGTATGTTTATCTTTTCGTGTGCTATAATTTTTCATTGCGCTATATACTCGTCCACGTACTAAAGAGGTAAGATAACCATTTGGGTCACAATCTTTACAGTTGCTTCTTCGTCTATTATGTTCGCATATACTACCTCCTCCACAATCTTTACATTTGCTTCTTTCTCTATTATGTTCGCATATACTACTTCCTCCACAATCTTTACATTTGCTTCTTTGTCTATTATGTTCGCATATACTACCTCCTCCACAATCTTTACAGGTGCTTCTTTGTCTATTATGTTCGCATATACTACTTCCTCCACAATCTTTACATTGGGTTCTTAGTCTATTATGTTCGCATATACTACCTCCTCCACAATCTTTACAGTTGCTTCTTCGTCTATTATGTTCGCATAACAATATTTTTCCATTCCATATAACGATTTTATTTTTATACATATATTTTTGATCAGGTATTCGGTCGATTTTGGTGGGCAATGGTACGAAATCCATTTTTTATATTTATACTATTGGTGTTTCGATGTTTCAATTTTATTAAAAAACAGGCAAATATGAACCAAGTATTGAGAATTAGATAACAAATATTTATATCTTTTTATTATATATTGTCCCATTTTAAATCTTCAAAGGTGTATTCCAATTAAGTTTTCCAATTTTTACCACAATCAAGACACGTGACAAATATAGTTGCTGGTTCATCTGCACTTCTTGTCTGTAGTTCATAATACGTACATTTCTTCGACTTACACTTTTTACACGTAAACATATCAGTAGATGCCTTGATATTATTTGTAAACTTTGCTGCATCGCGTTTTGCTTTCATATCTAATTGTTCTTTCCAGTGCGTCGGGTTCATTTCTTGATGTGTCATAAACGCAAGTGTTTGTGGTTGAATTTCATCATTTTTTATTTGTTGTACGATGTTAGGATTTTTTAGATTGATATAGATTGTTCTTAGATGGTCTAAATAAACTTGAACGAAAGATGGGTTGTCCCATTTTTTGATTAATTTTTTATTATTGGCTTCTTTAATCGCATAATTAAATACACCTTTTTCTAGGTTTACCGATTTATTTTCATCTTCTATAATTTCATTAATTTTATTACGTATATTAATACGGAATACATCAGGTTTACTAATCGTTTTCATTATGTAATAAGAGTTAATACACTCTATATTATAATCCGGTCTTATTCAATTTTTCAAGTAACTAAAAATTGAACTTAGAAATATAAATGTAATAGAAATATATACTCAATGACAAATCCTATTATATATAACAAAACAATAGATGATATTGAAACTATTATTACTCGGTCTTTATCCGTTAATCAAGAAAATAAAGTATCCGCGGGTGAGGTGTTTACTCCACTATGGTTAGTCAGTGAAATGTTAGATAGTTTACCCAAACGACTTTGGAATAATCCTTCATTAAAATGGTTAGACCCGGGAAGTGGTATAGGTAATTTTTCGATGGTAGTATTTCATAAATTAGATAATGGTTTGAAATCTTGGGAAAAGAATGATGCCAAAAGACGAAAACATATTATTCAAAATATGATGTATATGATTGAATTGTCAAGTGTAAATGTAAAAATCGCAAAAAATATTTTCGGCAAAGAAGCAAATATAATAGAAAATGACTATTTAGATGATATACAAAAGTGGCAGTCCAAATTTGGTGTAGACATGTTTGATATTATATTAGGAAACCCTCCATACAATAAGAATGGTATGCGTGGTAAGGGAAGGAGTAATCCGGGTCTCACTAATATATGGAATAAGTTTGTCGAATTATCCATATCTATTATGAAACCAAACGGATTTTGTTTATTCTTTACACCGAATAGTTGGACTGAATTAAAATCGTCGGTTTCAAAAAAGATTATTGAAAAACAGTTGGTTCTTTTAAAGAACTTTGATGTTCCAACCGCATATAAAATATTTGATAAAAAGGCTGGTTCGCTACCATTATGTTATTATTTGATAGAAAACAAAAAACCATATCAAGAAACTATGATATACGATGATCTAACCAGTCAGTTCATATCATTTGACGTTTATAAATATCATTTTATACCTAATAAAAATATACAACTTGTAAAACGTGTATTACAAAAATCAACAAAAAATTTAAAAACCTTCTTTAAATTTACACCTCCCAAAGTAAAGAAAGATACAGAAATGTATTTTGACACTTATTCCAAATCGCATCCGTATCCTTTACTCAATTATGTTCATAAAAAAATATATGTATCATTTTCAGCTGAACCTTCCAAATTACAAGATGGGCGACCAAAATTAATATTACCGAATTATTCAATGGGATATCCTATATTAGATGAAAAGGGAATACTTGATGTAGGTGGCAGAACTTCATATGTTATTTATGTAGATGACAATAAACTCGATAATTTACGAAAAATACAGTCTTTCTTCTTGACAGACTTGGCGCTCACATTGATAAATTCATTAAAAACAGCGCAAAAATTTCTAAGCACGAGAACATTTACATTATTTCCGGATGTAACCGATTGGGAACTATCTAACATTAATGATAAATATCTGGAAAAGTATTTCAAATTAAATGATAGTGATAAACAATTAATACAAGAACAATTATTACGCGGAGAAGGTAATTTGACAGATGGGCGTAGAAAAGAAATATTACAGTTTGATTTGACAAACTACATCTCGTCTACAAATATAAGCGAAATTGTCAAGTTCGTTTCGCAAAAGTAAATATTATTCATAACTTGTTTCTACACAAAATATGAATTCAAACAATTATAGATATTCCTCTTCACTTAGTTCGTCAATGCTAATATACTCGTCGGTATATTTCGCGGACATTTGACTTTTAACCTGTCTTGTGGGTTGCTTTCTTTTTTTTGTTGTTACTACGGAAATATCAATAGAACTATTATCATCGTCATCATCTTCGTTAAAACTTTTTTCTTCGGTATCATCGTCAACATCGTCTATTTCATCATCATCTACGACAAATTCATCCTTTACATATCCACTTTTAGTACGTTCTACATTCGGGTCAATCTCATCTGCGGATTCAGCATCACTGTCCTCGTTGCCAATATCTTCAAACCCGCCGTGCAATTTTTCGTATATTTTGTTCCACTCTGAACTTTTCAACCCGACTGGTTCATCGTTTTCGATTTTAACAACTAGACATTTTCCAAAAAAGAGTGTATTATCAATCGGTGGTGGGAAATCGTATTTATTCTCACTGTTAGCACGACCACTTGTTCTTCCATACACTTTTACTTTCACCGTATCTGTAATTTTCCAGATCACGTGTGATTTAAACCCGGTATCTGTCTTAAATCCAGCCTTTTTATATAAAGAATCTTCGTCAAACACTTTAACTTTGGTTTCTTTGATATCTCCATTTTGTTCAATAATCAGTATAGAAGTCATGATATATACATTATATTGATGAGTTTTCTATATTATTTGTGTAATATACATTTGTTATTCGTGTTCAAATTACATAAAAAAGAATGTATATAACCTATATACATACCCATCATATATGATACAATTTGTTATAAAAATCATATTTTGTTTTATTATCATATATTCTTGTCACAATATGTGGGATTTATTAAAAATGAATTATAGCAAGAAAGTTACCAAAAATTTAGTGAATACACAGATAAGTAAATACAAACAAATTGTTACTGATATTTCTGAAAATAATATACACATCTCGAATGAAACGAACTCCGATGATGAGGATTCTATAAAATTTCATAATATGAATGCAGAACTTATGTCACATATGAACGACCAAGCAGAAAATATATTTGCAAAATAAGAATTGAAACAGGTATAAAGATAAATAGATATAATATCTTATAGAATGGAAATACCCCCTGTAGATTTGGATGTTATTACATCTCGTATTCCAGAATTTGAACTTTCATATGAAACAGTGTCACATATGAAAGTTGTTGATAATTATGATATGGTATTAGCATTGCCAACTGGACGAAAAGGGTATTTATGGTTTACAACTGATAATAATTATAAAAATGTATGTTACTTATTTGAAACAAACCGCGATAAACAAATAGTAAAAGGCGTAATTACACCATTCGTGATTAGTGATTGTAACGTATCATTAGGAACCCTTATTTATGGAACCATTATTATTTGTCAAGAAACTGATGATGTATCGTTCGTATTCGAAGATATGTTGTCATATCACGGGCAAACCGCTCGTTTTATGAATAATATTACAAAGTTTCATTACACGACTAAGTTACTTCATACTTTCCAATATCATACCGACAATTATCACGTGTTTATGCCGATTACTTGGACGACTACCCCTGAAGATGAATTCACATTTATACTTCCCGATCATATTTCAAATAAAATTACATATAACGTTCATCATTTACAATATCGTTCTTCCATCACACAACTTCCGTATGTGAATGTATTTACCCATCGAAAAATAAATCCTGTCATATTACCCGCACAACCCAACAAATCTACCATGTTTCAATTTGATACGGTCCCATTAAAAATGAATTTCAAAAAACCACAATATAAATACAAAACTATCTTTCAGGTTGTAGCCGATATTCAATATGATATTTATCACTTATTTGCGTATGGTAAGAACAATTCTCGGGTATATTATAATCTTGCTTATGTTCCAACATATAATTCAAGTGTATCATTAAATAATATTTTCCGAAAAATACGTGAAAATGAAAGTTTGGATTATATAGAAGAAAGTGATGATGAGGAAGATTTTGAAAATATGAACGAAGATAAATACGTTGACTTGAATAAGGTTGTTTCGATGGAATGTACGTTTCATTACAAGTTTAAGAAATGGGTTCCTGAGAGAATTGTTTATGATAATACAAAAATCGTTCATATTTCTCAATTATGAACCGAACCGGCTAACGCGCTTCTTCTATAACGCCTCTCTTTCGCAATCAATTGTTTCCATTTATCTTCTGTTATTGGTCCAGTTGTAATTATAGGAACGATTAGTGCATTTTTAGCACATTCGTATCTCGTTTGTAATTTAGATGCGTTTATTTCAAATACTTTCGCTTGTTTGTTGGATGTAATCATAAAATAATATATACTGTATGTATATATTATGTCAATCGCTCCTAATAATTTTGAAGGTGGTAGTGCATTGATGACCCCATACACACGTGAGTTAGGTGGCGGTGCTAACATTGCCGATATGCAAGGTGGTGCTAAAAATAAAAGACGTTCTCGTAAATCTACAAAAAAAATGAGAAAATCCTATAAACAAAAAGGACGCAAGACTGGATACAAAGCTCCTAAAAATAAAACAAAGAAGAACAAAACAATGAAGAATTATGTTAAGAAAACGAAAAATGTTCTCACCGATATCTTCAAACAAATGAAAAAAACCGTTCACATGAAGTAAGTGATTACAAATTATCAAACGCAGTAGTATTTATCATACATTGACCTTGTTGTAAACCCTTGATAGGTTTTACAACTGGATTCTCACCGTCATCATCATCATCATCATCGTCGACTTCCATATTCACATCATTTTTGGTTTCGTTATTCGTTTTTGGTTCAAATACCCATTTCCAAGATTTATCGGCATTCCAATCCATTACCATACCATTATACGCATTGCTGTCGATTTGTCGAATGCGATAGTTACATTTCTTATAAAAACGTCTTCTCTTAACCCATTGTTTCTGGAATAAATCGTGACTGTCTGTAATATCTACTACCACTGGATTCGAGTGTTTCTCACGCAAAATTCGTCCAACCGATTGGGTTATATCTGTTTTTGGTGTAACCATCACAAGGGTTGATAATGTCTTTATATCAAGAGCTTCAGACGCCATTGCATAAGTTGCTAATACGATTTGTTTTGTTTCAGTTTCTTGTAAATCTTTCTGTTTCATTCCACCTACATAATAACCGATTGTTCCTATATTGCGGTGGGTTATTCCCTCGTATAAATACTTTAACAGCGACCGATTGTGTCCTAATATCATTATTTGTTTTGTTACATCTTCTTTTAATAAATCATCTATCACCTGTATTATGAAATCACTGCGGGGACCATGCGCACATAGTTTTGTTATCATTGTGCTATATTTGGGATTTCCACGATAATCGTATTCTACTTGGTTGAATTCACTATCTTTACTTATATAATTTATCGAACGAACACTTACTAATGAGTCATCTTTTCGATTCGCAGCATATATCTTATTGCCAATAAACATATACAATACCTTTGTCAACTTATCTTTTCGGTCAACGGTCGCAGATATACCTAACATATATGGTGTTGTTATTTTACATAACGTTTTTGAAAATTGTTCGCTACCTATTCGGTGCACTTCGTCGATAATCGTCAATCCAAAACTGGAAAACGCATTTGCACCGAAATCTTTGTCATACAACGACTGTAACATACCTATTACTATGTCTTTTTCTTCTATATCAAATGTTTTTCCTTGTATTTTTCCAATACGTGCTCCGGGCAAGAATTCTTCTATGCGTTCTATCCATTGATTCATTAAGAATTCTTTATGAACTATAATCAATGTCTTTTTTTTTAAAAGCGAGATTACATTTAACCCCATAACCGTCTTGCCAGATCCACAATAAACCTCGAGTATCCCCCCTCCGCCGTTTATTTTATTACCAAAGCAAATAGGAGTATCGACGTGGTCTGTATAAACCTTGACAATTTTTTCTTGGTAGTCACGTAGTTGTCTCGGAAAGACAACATCTATATCATCTCCTTCACCGATTTCATTTTTGTCAGGCAATCCATAGCGGTCTATACCATAGAAACGCGGTAAATAAAACTTCTTTGTGCTTTCACGATATACATAAAACGAATTTGCTTCGTCGTTACCAATGCCACCAAATACATGCGGTTTTACATACAATTCGTTTTTCAAATATTCAGTATCTTCCTCTGATAAAATGGATTTAGGTATAGTATACCCTTTTTGCCCGAGATAGGACGCCTCGCGAACCGTATTTTTATATTCAGTCGTTAATACCAAATTGCCTTTTTTTTCATTTTTCTTTACGTTCACAAAATGTCGCTTCATATTTCGTTATTACTTTCTACTTTACTTATCAATTTAGGAGGAATTCAATTTTGTATCTTTGCCAACAACTAAAAATATAGTATTATTCTATATTACTTTACAATGAAACTTTTAAATATGTTTAATTCATTATCTAATTTAGAAACTGCACTACTCGTTGTTTTTGTTTTCTATCTGACTATGCCCATCGATACCCCCGCGTTTTTAGCAAAATCTGTTGACTCTTCTATGGGTATGCTTGTTATGTTCACATTAACTGTATATCTGTTTTTTTATACTAACCCCCTTATTGCGATTTTGTATGTATTTGTTGCGTATGAACTGTTACGTCGCAGTAGCGAAGAAACTGGGCGCGTGTCTATGGTGAAATTCACACCGACCCAAGCGAAAAAGGATTCTAAAATGGCTTCTATGAACCCTACCAAGAGCTCTTCATTAGAGGAAGATATGGTGAATAAAATGGCACCCATCGGACACAGTGATGTAAGTGTTTATACCAATTCTACATTCAAACCTGTCTCAGAAGATGTCGGAACCGCATCTCAGTATTAAATTGTTGTGTATTTTAGTTTGAATTACACAACAATAAATAATGTTTACTATTACTTTGCAATTTCAGTACGTAAATTGTTTATTACAAAAGAATGAAAAATTAAACGTATAATCGTGAAACAACTGAATGTCAATAAAACAACGACGGATGGTTGTAACTCCACGCCTGGAAGTAAACCCAGCAAGGACCCTAATATAAGAGGCAACGCCCAGAATAATCCGTTAATCCATTTTCTATTGCCGAATATAATATACATTAATGTGTCCTTCCACGAATGTGTCTTATCCTCCCGATCCGTCCAATCATATGAGGCATCATAATCGATTTCTGGTGCGGCTGCTGTTTCTCCTTCTGCAGGTTTGGGCAGGTTTGTTGTCATAAAACCTTTATCATTTGTCTTCATATAAATAAGTGAAAACGAAAATATAAATACTATAATATAAAATACACCTACTGTTAAACCAGTTTTATCTGAAGAAATAGCAGTCATAAATATAGCAAACATCACAAGAAGATTAAAAAAAATCAACAATATATTCCACTCGTGTAAATAAACACCTTTTTTTTTGGAGTCACCCTCATCGCCAAACCTATTATTTGCACCATCTAATACAAATGGTGGTTTTAGTGTTTTCGCATAAGACGCATAATTAATAAAATCAATCACACAGTATTTATACAATGGTGGTATAACAAATGACAGTATTGTCATCGTAAACGCAAAAAAATAAAACAACGTTGTCGACTGTAATGTAGAATAGTCAGCGATGTCGCTTTTCGAAAAACCATACAATAACTCGTTTGCCTCGCCATCCACAACTACCGGTGTGCATTCTACTTCTATCTTATCTGGTGCGTTTACTACTGGTATCTCCTGACCGGTCGTCGTGGGGGTTATGTAGAATGGGTCACTCGACGACACGTTTTTCAAACCGTTAAGTGCGGTATTAATTTTTATATCAACATCGGCAAATACAAACAATGATTTAGTAGCAGATGATGTAGTATCTGTATATACGTTACATGTTCCCGACACCGGACGTATTATAATTTCATTTAAATCAAGTTCAATTGTTGATGGTGATGGTGATGGTGATGTTAATTTTAATAACGTATCGATTTTGTCTGTTCCGGTTGAGTCAACCGTTAATTTAAAAGCAGTATAGTATTTTTTACTGGTATTGTTGTATTGTTCTATAATTAATACTTGGTCCTCATTAGCAAAACCAGGTATAATGTCGGTAGCAGTCATCTTGCGCAAATATATTTTTCTTGCTGGTTCAACGGTTGAATTATTATCAACTGTATAAACGAATGTATCTTCGTTTATTATAGGCATACTAATATAATCAAAAGTGTTTGAATCGGTTGAATCCTTGGTTATATCCGAAGCATTTAAACTAATATTTGGATAATTATAAAATATTTCGTGGAAACTCATCTTGTTTAAACTATATAATAGAATGATATAGTTTAATTTTTATGTAATCACTATTTCTAAATTTGACTGGGTAGATACCGAAACAAATTGTTTTCATAAATGGTTGCGCTGAATGTATCATTGTATCCTTCCGCATACACTACATCACCATTGTAAATCACATCACAACCGTATTCGCCGGTGCAACTTTTTCCATTGACACTTACAGGTAATTTTGTGCTTATATTACCGGTATTGGATAAAGTATAATATTGCCAATTGTCTCTTCCAGTCATTAACCGACGTCCCATCAATGGAAGAATCATATCATTGTTTCCAGACCGTGTTAGAATACCAACTTGTTGATAATCCATACCTGTTCCTCTTGTTTCAATATTGACAGGAATACCACCGCGTATATCACCTGAATTGGATGTATGAAAATAACCATTGTCTTTTAATGGTGGTTTGTATGGATCACCTAAAATATCATTTGACATATTGGGCGGTGAAATAATTACAGTGGAAGTCTCTTTGTTCGTGGGTTGTGATATTCTCAATGTATGTGTATATAAAATATATCCCATTAAACACAGTATTAATATAAGCAAAACGATAGTCATATTTTCAATACATAAAACGCCAGGAGGACATTTTTTTGCCATCTTTATACAATAATCGTATATTTTATGTCATCGCAAACGCAATCTGCATGAAACCATTTACCATTTTCATAAGACCCCCGGTTGTCATAGGAAGTATAGGGTCAATCAAATCATTTGCGAGTTCGGTTGTTTTCTTGATAAATGCTCCCGTTTTCAATCGTTTACAATTATAACACTTTTCGCGGATGGACTTTGAATAATGAATAATATGAAAGCCAATATAATCGATTGACAAGCGGTCTAAATATTCTAATTTGTTCCATATCGTTCTTTCCATTTTATATCCACCCATTCCAAGTTTCTCTAAAATATAAAACATAATCGCAGGAATTAAGTAAAATAATTTACCAACCACATCCAGAATGTAAAAAATGATACACGATGTAAAATTTTTCATCAATTTCAATCCACAAAAGAAATTGGTTACACTAAACAACATGATTGCTTGGACTAATACCGCAAGATCTATACCTAAATACATTAGTCCCATCGGCATCTCAACCACCTCTTGAAGCACACCTTCTACTATGAGTAATAGACCTGCACCCACTTTATCGAATCGTAGTACTAATTTAACTATCATTACAGGCAACATCATCAATTGCCCGATTGCTTTGAATATTTTGCCAAACACCATTTTTTAAATAGTAATATATTGTCTTCTATAATACTATTTGATTTTTTTATGCTTTCTTTTTGTTATATTTGTCAAATTTTGTCACAAATGCTTCTGCCTTTGCCAACATTGGTTCCATTTGTTGTAAATTTTTTAGAAATTGTTTCTGTTCGTCCATATTTGACATTAAATTTTTGTACGTCTCTTCAAATTCCGGCAATTCCTTTTTAATAGCCAGCATTTCTTCGCTCATTTCATCTTTCGTTTCATCGGTGGTTTCATTCGAATTTTTATCATCTGTGCTTGGTATATCATCTTTGGTTTGTTCTCCTTCGAAATTTTCGGGTGTGCTATTTTTTATTCCAACACGCAGTAATGATGTTATACATAATGCGATTACCATAACAACAATCATATTTTTACTGAAAAACGTGGTTAGGAAACCAATTAATATAAATATGACTAAAGATAACATATCGGAATTGTTTACAAACATACTTACTTGAATGATAGACAACAAAACCAAGAAGTATAATATAAACTGGTTTTGAAGTAGGGGTTTTAATGTATAATTCATTTTTAAAAATTTAGGTAAAGAGAATGTAGAACGCATTATATACTATATTATGAAAAAAAAATAACAATTATTTCTATCTTTTTATTCTATTTTCAAATTAGTTGTCACATTGTAAATGTGGAGTGTATTATTCTATGTTCGTTTCCATTCATCGTCTACTAATCCATATAGTTTACATTTTTCAAAATCCCACCACAAATCGTGTTTCAATATTTCACTAAGTTGTTTCTTAGGAATAGACGCATTATTTTTGTATATTTCTTTTATTTTGTCCATACAAATTTTATTGTTTTCAAATTCATCTTCTAACTCTGCCATTTTCCCACAAGCCCCCCCAGCAGACAATTGATGAATCAGCATATATGCGTTCGGTCGCATATACCGTTTTACACCAACAACACTCATTAATGTGCCCGCTGATGCGGTTGAACCTTCAATAACGGTATGAACTGGGACTTTACACGATTGTATCGCATCTATCGCAGTCATCGCATCAAATAATGACCCTCCAAATGAATTGATATGCAAATAAATTGGAATTTCATCCACGCATAGTTTATGCGCATTAATAATATTTTCTAATTCACACTTACGTAAATGTTCGATCATCTCAAATATGCTTCCCCTATCGACTTCCGCGTGAAAGTAGATATGATTATTTTCTCGTGTAATTTTGCGAGTTGAATTATCCATATCTTCATCTTCGTCTTCGCATTCGTCATTTTTAATTCTAATATTTGACAACTTGGATTGCTGACGGGTTGATATATTTTTTGGAGCATATTTGAACATGTCTCAAACTATAGTTTACATAATATAATAATAACCACATTTATCAATTTTTATGTAGTCGATGAGTGTTCCGATTATACATAAGAATAAACCATGTCAGTTTTGTAATTTACAATTGTATTTACAAAATATACAATTGTAAAAACAAATTAAAATCTGTTGTCTATATTATTTAGAGACAAAATGACTGAACCCACCCAATTCATAGAACCACTGCTTAAACCCGACGAGAATAGATATGTAATGTTTCCCATACAGCACAGTGACATATGGGATATGTATAAAAGGTCAATTGATTCTTTTTGGCATACCGGCGAAATTTCATTAGCACAAGATTTAAATGATTGGAATGGACTAACTGATGATGAGCGAAACTTTATAAAAATGATATTGGCATTCTTTTCAAGTAGTGATGCGCTTGTTATGGATAACCTAGGAACGCGGTTTATGAATGAGGTTCAACCATCTGAGGCGCGTGCGTTTTATGCGTTTCAAATCGCAATCGAAACAATCCATTCTGAAATGTATAGTTTGTTGATTGATACGTACATTAAAGATAATAATGAAAAAAATAAGCTATTTCAAGCCACTCAAAATTACCCTTGTATTCAAAAAAAATTCAATTGGGCGGAAAAGTGGTTGGATGATAAACGCAGCAGTTTTGCAACACGTCTTATTGCGTTCGCAGTGGTTGAAGGAATCTTCTTTTCATCTTCATTTGCTGCTATTTATTGGATTAAAAAACGCGGTCTTATGCCGGGTCTTACATTCTCGAATGAACTTATTTCGCGCGACGAAGCCCTCCATACTGAATTCGCAATCCTACTATATTCTAAAATAGAAAAGAAGGTTTCTAAAAAGAGAGTATATGACATTATAAAGGACGCCGTCGAAATTGAAAAAGAATTTATAACAGTGGCTATCCCTTGTCGTATGATTGGTATGAATTCAAAATTGATGATTCAATATATCGAGTTTGTTGCTGATAGACTGTGTTTACAGTTAGGATATGATAAAATTTACAATTCACATAACCCCTTTGATTTTATGGAACTTATTAGTGTTGAAACGAAGGTGAATTTCTTTGAGCGCACTAATTCAGAATACGCACTTGCAAATAAAACCGTGGATAAAGATGTATTTGAAATGAGTTTGGATTTTTAGAATTCGATTACACAATACATATTCGTTGAATAAATTTGTAAAAATATTTCCTTTACAAATTTATGATAAACTACTCTTCATCTACACGTTTCGCGTTGTAGATGGGTAGTGTTCTAGCACTCGAATCATTCGCATCAATATACTTGGGCATCCAGAAATAAGGTACTATTTCACCATAGCCACTGTAGTGTTTTTCAAATAATTGACGATAGTATAATTGCTCGGTAGTTGTTGGTAGCAAGTGTCCTCTCAATTTAGTCATTCCCGGATACATTTGTAAGACATCACTTGGTATTGTGTCATTATCATCTTCAATATCATCAAATAAATTTTTTTCCAATAACGGGTTTATCATCTTTTTAGTATGTTCTTGTATAATTTCATACAGAGACCGAGTTTGTTTTGATACACCATCACTAAACGCTTCTTTGCGTCTATATAATACCCCTTCTGGTAATATTTGTTTTCCATCTTCCGTTTTATAATGTCGTTCTGAAAATGCGGTTCTAACCAAATATTTCTCCATCTTATCTGTTCCTCCATGAAAACGGATATCGTGCGGGAGAGACAAATAGAAATCGACCCATGCTCTATCCAAAAAAGGTGTGCGTGGTTCCAATCCGTGCGATGAGATTGATTTGTCCGAACGTAATACGTCGAAAGTATGAATATCCTTTAATAAACGTCGGCACTCTCTGTCGAATTCAATACTACAAGGCGCATATTTTGCGTATAAGTATCCACCCATTAGTTCATCTGCGCCGTCACCGTTGAATATTACTTTTGCTTCACTGTGTTCTGAAATATATTTTCCAATTAACCAATTGCCAATACTCGCGCGAACGGTGGTTGTATCATAACTTTCTATACTTTCAATAACATCGGGTATCGCATCAAGAAAAGCTTGTTCTGTCAATACTATTTCAGTGTGATTTGTTCCCAGATACTCAGCAACAATCTTTGCGTTTTTTAGATCTTCCGAACCGTCCAGTCCAATACTGTATGTTTCTAATTTTGGAAGATTATGTTTTGTATGGTACTCATTCACAAGTGCGGTTATTAAACTACTATCCAGCCCACCAGACAACAAACACGCAATTGGACGTTCTGTACTTACACACCGTTTTTCAACAGCACTTTTCAAATAAGACTGTATTTGGGGAATAATATAACCCACATTTGAATTATTGTTATATAAACAACTTCGGAATCCAGGCAAATGGTATCGTGTTTTTTGTGTCAACGTCCAATTTGATGGTTTATCACACGGAACCGAAAATATATTGTATGTTCCCGGAACGAATTGTTCTATAGTAAAATGCGGATGTTTCCTAGTAAAAGACGGATGTTCAAATCTCCAGATATCATTTTTAATTCTATTTTCAACATTTAATCGCTCATTAATATTGCAAAGAACCTTTAATTCACTCGCAAATCCGTATATATTATCCACGTTTTTTTTGGTTGACTCAAACAGTGGTTTCATTATATACAATGGACGCACGCCATACGGATCACGTGCAACATATAATTTTGCGTCATTGCCAGGGTTTGTATTATCCAATAAACAAAACGCAAATACTCCGTCCAGCATTTGTAATGTTTGGTCTATTCCATATTTTAGATATAAATGAATAATTACTTCACAATCAGAATCAGTATGTGGAAACACATCTTCCATCATTTCATATAATTTTTTATAATTATATATTTCTCCATTACAAATCAACGTAATATTATTATATTGTATTGGTTGGTGTGAAATATCATTTAGTCCATTAATTGCAAGACGATGAAATCCAAAGTCAAGACCCACCATTACCCGTGACAATTTAGAAAATTCTGGTCCTCTCTTTTTACCGGTCATAAATTCTTCTTCAATATAACTCGGTGAAAGACGGATTCCATCATTATTTAATAATGCAAAAATGCCACACATATCTAATCTAATATAATAGTATTGACTACCCTTTATGTTTTCTAAAATATACAATTTTTATTCGTTCAGCAAAAAAGTAAAAAAACCTCTACATAATATATACATTCGAAATGAATATTATTGATAATATCCCTACAAAACGGGTATATACTGAAATTAATTTGATGGTCGATGATCTTGGTACATACAACAAAACGGAAGGTGTAGGTTCTCAATATACCGAAACGATATCTCCTATTGATAGTGTTATTATTAAAAAAGACGATGTCAAACCTCACTATATAAGTGTTTCAAATAACAGTGACGATGTCGATGTCGATGTATCCGATGCTACTAGTGAAACCGAAGTATGGTTTGATTCAAATGGTTCTTTAACTACACGTATATATATTAGTTCTGTAGCGGTTGTTGGTTTGTTTGTTTTTTATCGGGTTCTCTATAAGTTCAAATAAATTTGTGTTTGATTGAATAACTAACTGTATTATTCAATCAAATTTATTGTTTATTGTTTATCGTTACATCTTAACACGTTTGTATAATTCAAGGGCTACTAAACCACCGAATATTTGTGCTAAACAGTATGGAACTATCTCAGCAGTTGGTAATTTGCCAGCAGATGCCATTACAATAGATACAGCGGGGTTTATATGCCCACCCGATATATTACCAGTTATCAGGATTACTAGGGCGAGAGACGCACCAATTGCGATTGGATTTCCTGTTGCAAGAATAACATATACGAAAAATGTCGCTCCTAAAAACTCAGCTAAATAGTTTGTATACATTCTATACATATAAGTGACATTTTTTGTTTTTGTGTTCTCTTAAAATGGCGTTAATGGGTTTATTTTACTTGCGTTTTTTTTCGCAGGTGCTACAGCTCCACCAGACCTCACACGCCGTATCGCGTCATTCGTTGTATTTACATCTTTGTATGTAGTAAAAGACAGGGGTGTCCCGTTTTCAGTATTTGTTCCTTTTCCAACCGCAATGGTTCTCTTTCTTCTTGAAACATCAGATGCGTCCCTAGACCCACCCATCCATTTCTTTCCTTGGACGATTGGTTCAGTTTCTACATATGTCTTACGACTCATTTGAAACTGACTTTCATTGGAACTTGTACTATCTTTTTGTGGCATAGCACCTGCGACACTTAACGCACCATTATTTATATTTTGAATACTAAACATTTTCTTAAACATCTGTAACTATTGGGTATACATTATTTACAGATTTATTTTACCGATAGGTTATGCATTATTTAACGTCGAACACGCATTAAGTCAACATACGAGGCATTTGACTCGTCTCCACCATTTGCTACATCATTGTAGTTACGAACGGTCGATTGTTGTTTTTTGAAACGGATATAATCTGAAGAATCGGAAACAAATTTAGGATTACACGATGCGGCATCAACACCTGTACCATCGCAACTTGATATGATAGACCCAATACGCCCCTTCATTCCAGGTTTACTCGCATTCACTTGGTTCGGCCCCCCACATACATAGTTTTGACGAGAAAGATAATCACCTAAATTATTCACCGCTCTAAATGGTGTTATAACGCGTGCGTGTCCGTTTATACTGTCTTGCGCGTTTTCATTGTTCCAACCTTTACGTAATACACTTCTTGATGTTGCTTCTTCGCCTGATTTATAACTTGTAATTGTTTGCTTTGCAGAATATCCATTATAAGGACCACCTAATACTGAACTACTCATTTTATTAATCTATATCATATAACAATATTTTTATACTATCTCTAAATCATAATATCATATTAGATTGTCATTTCGTTTATTCGTTGATAATATTTTGTAACCATATAATAGTTTATTATCATGGTCGAAGAGAACATTATAGAAAAAGATAACGAGAATAACAAAGCGAATTTTAATATTCACAACAACAATGAAACAGTCGATACTGAATCCGGCGCAAAAAACGAAACAATCGATGCTGAATCGACCACACAAATAGAATCAAACGATACTGAATCCGGCGCAAAAAACGAATATCTTAATAAATTAACACTCGAACTGTTTATGAATAAAAATACGTATCAAAAGTATATTTCGCAAACGAATCCAGAACTAAACAACAAAATAAGAGAACATTACGATTCCATTACCAAATATAAAACACGTATTTTAAAATTAACGAATGAACTTCTTGATAATACGTCCTTGCAAATAACTACCGATGTCAATGAAACGTTTAATGATTATGTTAAATGTTTGGTATCCCATTTCAAAATGAAGGAATTCGATAACAGTGATTCATATGAAACAGACACAGACACATTATTTGGAACCATAGAAGATAACGATATACAAGAAAACAATAGTAGCAAGACAGAACATGATATAGAAGAAGATATACCCTCCTCATTTAGCGTAGCACAACATAATTTATGGGGTGGAAAACGAGTTGTGAGAAAAAATGTATAAGAAATATATAATGGTGAAACACACACAAAAAAGAAAACAAAAACAAAAACAAATAAAACGCAATGTAAAAAATAAAACGTTCAAACTACCTACCATTGAAATAAATGAGAACTCGAAATGTGCTCCATTGGTAGATGGAAAAACACCAGTAAAAGGAAGTTGCTTAACAATGGATTCACTACTATTATTAAAAGAGTCTTATAATAAACAATACCAAAATAGTAAGATTCTATCAGTCGAACCAGTCCAGATTTGGAATGATATGAAACTACGAATGAAAAACTGTACGAAAGAAGATTGTTGGCTAAACGTGTTAACTGATAGCAAGTTGCAAACCAAATTAAATAAATATTTATTTCGACCAAAAAAATCGGAACACATGTCATCGCGAAAACGCGGGTGGTTGTCTTCACGAGATATACGTGATGTTCTCCAACAATACGAACACACGTATCCTACTTTCAAATTACTTGGTCCCACCGCGATAGATTTTGATTTCAAACCATCCGCATATGGAGGTTCTTGTGTTGACGATGAACTATGTTTGTTTCAAATTAGTAAACATATTGAAGAGGGTAAAACAAAATTTGGTATGGTATTTAATTTAGACAAACATACCGGTCCCGGAACTCATTGGACTTCCTTGTTTTTAGATATACAAGATGAATTTATTTTTTATTTTGACAGCAATGCGGATGATACTCCAAACGAAATAAAAACATTGATCAAGCGTATAAAACAACAGTGCATGAAATTGCCACAACCTATAAAACTAAAAACGTATTTCAATGGACTAGAACATCAATTGGTTGATGGTGAATGTGGTATATATGCGTTGTTTTTTAATATTACCATGCTTACTAATAAAGTTGGAACCGAATACTTCTCTAATCCGTTAGAAAAAATAAATTTGTTTTTGAAACAACGTATATCCGACGATTATATGTCGTCGTTCCGGAACATTTATTTTAATGATATATCGTAACTTTTATTTTATCATCTTATTACAACGATAAAATAAATATATAAAATGTCTGATTCTGAAGAAAAAAAAGAGCTTCTATTTGGAAAAGTTTTAATGGGAACAGGAGGTCCAATCTTTAAATTACCAAAACAGTCTATACAAAAACCAGTAATTGCGTTTTTGAAGGAATTGAAAAAAACTACTTCACAATACATTAATAACGAATATATATCAAAAAATGATTTTTTTGAAATGAAAAGAAAACAATATAACGAAGAAAATTCAACAGAACCAATTGACAATGTACCAGCATATAAAAGGCATTTAAAAGCAACTGGCAATCAATATAATGAAATGTTGGAAATATATATAGATTACAATAAAGAAGTAAAATATAAAAAAGAAAATCGACCATTTAAAAAAGAATCATTTAACCTAATTTTACAAAAAAAAAAAGGAGGAGGTAGTAAAAATAACAACCGTAAAACAAAACATAACAACCGTAAAACAAAACATAATAACCGTAAAACAAAAAAAAACAAAAAA